TGATACAAATGGCGATGTTAACATTACACCAGACGGAACAGGTGAAGTTGTTATGTCTACAGCAGTCGTTAGTGACTTAACAGACAACAGACTAGTAGTTGCAGGAACTTCAGGTGCATTAGAAGATGATGCAAACTTAACTTGGAGTGGAACAGCACTTGCTGTTACTGGTGGTGTTGATGTAACTGGCGACTTAGACGTAGATAACATCAACATTAATGGCAACACTATTATTAGTACTGATACAAATGGCGATGTTAACATTACACCAAACGGAACTGGTGAAACAGTTATTGCAACAGCCGCAGTTAGTGACTTAACAAGTGGTAGAATTGTTACTGCTGGTACAAGTGGTGCTTTAGAAGACAGTGCTTCATTGCTCTGGGACGGCACAGACTTAACTGCTGGTAGTGCTATTGTTAGTGACTTGACAGCAGGTAGAGTTGTATTAGCAGGTACTTCAGGTGCTATTGAAGACAGTGGTAACTTAACATTTGATGGTACAACATTAACTGTTACAGGTAACATTGCTGTTGACAACTTAGACTTAGATGGTAACAACATCACTGCAACAGCAGGTGGTGAAGTTACTATTAACGATGCAGGCGCAGACGTTGACTTCAGAGTTGAAGGCGACACTGACACAGCATTGTTCCACGTTGATGCAGGTGGTGATGTAGTAAACATTGGTACTACAACATCAACAACTGGTGCTAAGTTAAAGATTAGCTCAACGGACTCTGTGATGATTCCAGTTGGTTCAACTGCTGAGCGTCCAGGTACAGGCGTTGACGGTATGTTGCGTGTTAACTCATCAACAAACAAGATGGAATACTATGCTAACAGTGAATGGAAGTCAGCTGACGCATCATTTACAGTTATTGCTAGTGATACATTTGACGGTGATGGTTCAACAACAGCGTTTACACTTGGTGATTCACAAACAACAGCAGGTTGTGTGGTTAGTATCAACGGTGTGGTGCAGTTACCTACATCAGCATATGGTGTTAGCGGAACTACTTTAACGTTTACTGAGGCACCAGCAAGTGGTGACAAGATTGAGGTACGTAGATTTACTACTACAGTAACAGTTACTGACATTGCTAGTGGCGATGGTTACCAAGCAGTTGAAGCAGTAGATGCAACAGGTGTTCGGATTTCAACAGGCACAAGCGCACAAAATCTACGTTGGACATTTGACACAAGTGGTCACTTAATTCCTAATGGCGATGAACTATTTGACATTGGTGATGCAAGTAATAAAGTTAGAAGTCTTTATGTTGGTGGTGGTACAGTTTACTTAGGTGATTTACAACTTAAGGATAACGGTGACAACACACTTGGTGTATTCCAGAGTGATGGCACAACTCCAGCTGGTACAGTAGTTAACGACTTTGTTACTGGTGCACAAGGTGATGTACGCTTTATGGACGCTGACAGTAGTAACTTTGTTGCATTCCAAGCCCCTGCTACAGTGAGCTCAAATGTAACTTGGACACTACCAGATGCAGACGCAAGTGTAAGTGGTTACGCTCTTGTTAGTGACGGCGCAGGCACACTAAGTTGGGCAGCCGCAGGTGCAACTATTAGTCAAGATGAAACAACAAATACAAACTTTAACTTGTATTTTGCTTCAACTACTAGTGGTGCATTAACATCAGTTAATTACGACACAGGCCTGAGCTATAATCCAAGCACAGGTACATTAACAACCTCAGTATTCTCTGGTACTGCTACAACAGCAACAAATGTTACTGCAACTGCTAACGACACAACAAATGAGACAACATACATCACATTTGTTGACGGTGCTACAGGAGCGCAAGGCATTGAGACTGACACAGGCTTAACCTACAATCCAAGTACTAACACATTAACAACCTCAGTATTCTCTGGTACTGCTACAACAGCACAATACGCTGACTTGGCAGAGATGTACGCTAGTGATACAGAGATTGAAGCAGGCACAGTTGTACACTTTGCTGGTAACGGTAAAGTTGCACCATGTGATGTTGATATGTGTTCTAAGGTTGCAGGTATTGTTTCTACTGATCCAGCACACTTGATGAACAGCTCACAAGAAGGTACTCCTTTAGCGTTGGCTGGTCGAGTTCCATGTAAAGTCGTTGGTCCTGTTAGCGCAGGTGACTTAATGGTATCAGCTGGCAACGGTATGGCAAGAGCTGAGGCAGATCCAAAGTTAGGCACAGTTATAGGCAAAGCAATCGAAGATTTCTCAGGCGAAGGAGAAGGCGTAATAGAAGTTCTAGCATTAATGATGTAAGACTTCTACAAGTAGTAGGTAAGAGGGAGGGCAAACGCTCTCCCTTTTATTTTGACTAAATACTAAACAAAGGATTATTTTTAGTATGGCATTAACTCGACCTAAAGCGGCGCAGATTAACTTCGATTTAACGAATATAACCGATCCGGTTATACGGTTAAACTCCGATCACACAGGCGCTAACGACACAGATGTTGGATTTATATTCGAGCGTGGTTCCTCAGGAGATAATGCGGTACTAATATGGGACGAATCAGCGGCGCAATTTGTAGTAGGAACTACAACAGCAACGGGTGTTACTCAGGGCGATTTAACAGTTACCAACGGTAATCTACAAGTAGACACAATTAAAAATAGAGAACAGCGTTATACAACTTCGAACATGATGAAGTTTACCAGTTATACACTGGTGCGGCTTCAGGCAGTTACTTTGAACAAAACGAATATCAAAAGATTGTAACAATCATTCCTAGTGCGGCTTCTCAAAACTATCAAGTGTCGGGACGCATCTTGTGTCAAACTGCTGGTTCAATACAGACCATAAACTTTATAGCGGCACTAAGATCAAACACACTTCCCGATCTAGATTGGTCAATTACCTACACAGAACAACACAACGGTACAGCACACTTTAAACCTCAGTTATGGACAAAAGAAACTACAACAGCAGGATTTATTTTTGCTATACAAAAGATTTCCAGTGGTAGTCTATATGGAACTGTAACAGTTGATTTAGACGTTATACCTAGAGCAAGTAGCCAACTAGACAATGTTACTGTAAACACCACGCAGGACAGTGAACAAACATCAATTGACGCAGGATATACTGCAAACGATATGACTTTAGTGCAAAGCATATCAGGAAGTGCTATTGAGTTTAGCAATGCGTATACCTTTCCAACAGCAGATGGTAGTGCTAACCAAATATTGCAAACAGACGGTAGCGGCACACTAAGTTTTGTTGACAACACTGGTGCAGGTATTGGCAACGTTGTAGAAGACACCACACCACAACTTGGCGGAGATTTAGATTTAAACTCTAGTGATATTACAGGTACAGGTAATATTAATATTACAGGAACTGCTACATTATCTGGTAATCTAACAGTTGATACAAACACACTTTTTGTCAATGCTTCAAATAATAGAGTCGGTATTGGAACAGCAAGTCCAGCATACCAAGTAGAAATAGAAAACACCAGTGCAAACGCATTATTGGTGTTAGATAGAACAGACGGTGCTTCTACTTTCATTGAAGGTGGTGCCACTGATTCGGTGATTGGTTCTGTTGGATCCAACGATGTAAAAATAGCCTACAATAGTGTTCCAGTGGTCACAATTGGATCAGGTGGTGCTATTACAACATCAGGTGATGTAACAGCAGGTACTCTAACTGTATCAGGTGAATTAACAGTAGACACCGACACGCTCTATGTAGACTCTACAAATAATAGAGTAGGTATTGGGACGACTAGTCCTACTTCTTTATTACATTTAAAATCTACTGGTCCAGCAATATTAACATTAGAAGCAGATTCAGATAATGCGACTGAAACTGATAACGCTAGAATAGAATTATCTCAAGATGGTGGGGTAGTTACAGGAAGTATTGGATACGCTAATAATACAAATTCTATTGAACTATGGAATAATTATGCTGACCATTTAATTTTTGGCACTAATAACACAGAACGCATGCGTATCGACTCTTCTGGTAACGTAGGGATTGGTACGGCTAGTCCTTCTACTGAATTAGAAGTAGTTGGAACAGTAACAGCAACATTGTTTGATGGAACAGCAACATCAGCTAGGTACGCTGACTTGGCAGAGAATTATGTTGCAGACGCTCAGTACGAACCAGGTACAGTTTTAATATTTGGTGGTCAACACGAAGTAACAGCCAGCAGACAACCAGATAGCAACAAGATTGCTGGAGTAGTTTCTACAGCACCAGGTGTATTAATGAACAAAGACTGCGCAGGTGAGTTTGTTGTTGCTCTAGCATTTACTGGACGAGTGCCTACAAAAGTTAAGGGTACTATTAGCAAAGGCGACATGATGGTAAGCAGTAACATTGAAGGTGTTGCTGTAGCCAGTAACAATCCTCAAATAGGAACAGTTATAGGAAAAGCATTAGAAAACTACGATAGTGAGGAAGTTGGCGTTATTGAAGTTGTTGTAGGAAGACTCTAATGCAAAAACTGTATCGCACCGACTATGAGGGAGAGTTTGTAGTTGACGGCTTTGTCCTGCATCAAGGCAAGCGTACTGAAAACAGAATATTTGTTCCTAACACTTTAGTTAATAATGCGCATACAAAAAATGCAGTAATTATAGGGAACGGAACTAGTAGAAAATCTCTTAATGTTAAAAAGGTAGAACAACATGCAGGCGGACACCTTGGGAAAAGAAGGTTACAAAGTTATGGGTGTAATGCTTTGTATAGAGATATGAGTCCAGACTTCCTTGTTTGTATTAATCCTTTCTTAATAAATGAGATAGTAAAGTCTGGCTACGCTGACAAACATATAGTAATGTCCAACGCAAGTAACGTAAAAACACATCCTGGCGTATTACATTTATTCCCTTACGGACACACTTGGTGTGCAGGTGCTTTAGCAACTTGGTTAGCCTGTTTCGATGGACACCAAAAAATTTATCTACTTGGATTCGATAATCAAAACGAGCATAGTAATAATAATGTCTATGCAGGCACAGCACATTACGCTACAGCAGACACGCCTGCAAGAAGTCAAAAATGGGAAGGTCAAATGAAGCGAATATTCGATGCTTATGATGATGTAGACTTTGCTTGGGTTGCAGGTGGCATATCGAGATTTCCTGAAGAGTGGAATTATTGTTTAAACTTGCGTCAGATAACAATACACGATTTTGTATTAGAAGCAGACTTATAATACCTTATTCATAGTATCTAATTTATCTTTGACCACATCAAAGTTAAATGTTTTCCAAACGCCGGGATGTAAAGGTTTGGGATGATCTTCTATGTAAACCCAACAATACCCTTTATGTTCTTCGTTTAATGTAGGAGTGAACTCTCGATCTACCGTTAGTAGTACGGTGTGGTATACAAACTTTTTATCTTCACTTGTGAATGTCTCGATAGGTATAAACTTTTGATAGATTAGCGGACTGCCTAATTCTTCTTCACATTCACGTTCTAGTGCTTCTACAGTGGACTCACCGTTCTCAAATTTGCCACCAGGAAGTCCCCAAGTGTTGCCGTAACTACACTTGTCTCTTAACAAAAATAAGTACCTGCCGGTTTTAATTGATCTTATTAATGCACCACAACTGTTTATAATGCGAGGCTCCAATAGCCCTCCTTGTATTGACCTTCATAAGACCTAACCCAAGCAGAGCCGGTCCATTTAAATTGATAATTTGTGTTTAAGTTGCTGACATAGTGTGTGCCTGCTTCCGTACTGGCATCAAAACTAACACGCCACATGTCTCCATCGTATTCGATAATGTCGTTTCTGTCTGCTATGAGATCATCTGTGCTAGAATCTGGTAGCAAACCTTTCCAAGCATCGGCACCGTCTACATTATTTGAGTTGCCAATTGGATTAGTTAATAAGTATCTTGTTCCTGCTGTAGGCGTACTTAGCCCGCTATTAGGACCTACTCTGTCAGGGTCTATAATAGCGTTAACAGGGCGTATGTCGTTTGTAGGTATGGTGTCTTGATCTATTGTAACAAGTAACAAACTCTCGTCTGTGGGGTGTAATGCTACAGTGCCTACAACTTCGGTGCCATCTTCGTCGGTTTCGAACCTAATTTGACTAACTCCGGGCCTTATTTCCCCAAAAAGATTAATGAAACTAGGCCAATCTGTCCTAGTGCCTACTTTAGTTACAGTAGTATCTCCTATGTTACTTGTAGACTCTGCGATAGTGTCTTCTAATTTAAGTAGTTGTGCCTGACCATTCAAATACAGTACACCATAGTTTTGTGGACTTATTCTTTTACGTTGTATTAAGTTGCCTACGTCTTGGAATAAGCTCTGATCAAACTCACCTTGCATATCCCATATACCAGTAACTATTCTTTCGATAACACCTAATTTCTTAACCTTAGCAGGTGCGCTGATAAAGATAGGTATTTCAAATGTAAGTGTAGCAAAGTCTATTGCTTCATCTATGCCTTGCGGTATAGGTCTGCTAGTCCACTGTACATCTATTAAGTTAACTGTACTTAAACTTGTCCAGTCAACATAGTTGTCTGTACTTTGTATTTCTAGACTAGGGTTAAACAACACCAGCATTTGTTCTAGTAGTTGTAGTTTTTGTTCTGTGTTACTTGTCCATATATCTGCTTTGAGTGTTAACTTATAAGGCACTGGCATCATACGTTCGATAGTAAATGCATCACCTTGTACGTTTAAGTAACTGTCGGTGTCTGGATCGTACTTACGTTCTCTTACACCAATCTTACTAATAAAGTTAGGCTCTTGCATGCGTGGTCGGTCATACTGTAATCCGTTAATGTAACAACTAATCATTGGCACATTAGCCATAGTGTTTTCGCTATTACCACGTAGTATTTGTGCGCCTTGTCTGTTCACGTCACCATAACGCACAGGCACACGTTGTAGTACTCTAGTTCCATCTTCATCTTTACCAAATTGTACTTCGAAGTTTGATAAGACCCTTATGAATTGTAGTAAGAATCTACGTATCTGTTCATCGTAAAAAAATGTTTGAGCCATTATTCGTTATCTGCCTTTGCTGTAAGTACATCGCTGAGGCCTTGACGCTCATCATAAGTCTTGCCGTCAACAGTTGTATATGTATTAGTGTTATTAACAAATCCACTGCGTTGTGTCTGATTACTTGCACCAGGTGTAAGACTTGTTCTAACATCGTCTTCGACTTTGACCCAACGTGTTCCATCGTATCTAAATAAGCGATTTGGCTTGTAATCTAAACGTAGTGCAAAGTCTCCCTGTACAGGATTTGTTGGGAACGTAGTACCTGAACTTACTGGGAAGCCATTTGGTGCTAGACCATCGCCAACCAAGTAACCTTGTTGATCACGTCTCGGTGTAACACGAGTTAGGTCTGCGCTATTGATAGCATCGTCGCCTACTAGGCTTGTATCATCAGTAGTTTTACCTTTAGGATTAAGTGCCTCGCCATTTTCATCGGTGGGAACAACGTAGAACCTACTTGTATCGTAACCAGATTCAGGAACTTCTGCTTCTGCCTGTGCAATGATAGCATCGTTGACTTCAATGTTCTTGTTGTATTGACTTAGTAAGTCTGCAAGACTTGTATCAGTACCTTCTGGATTATACTCCTCATCAGTACTTGCATTGATCTTGTTAATAATATCTTTGTATTCTTGACTGTCTACAAGCGGTGTTACTTTACAACGCCATAAGTGACTCCACCAACTAGCACTAAAACCTTGTGCGTCTCTAGTTGCATCTTGTACAACGTAATAACGTTTTAGTGTTGCAGGTAGATCCTCGTCAAGTGGGTGATAATCTACTAAGTTTTGAAACTCTAGGACGTCGCCGTTCATAATCTTACGTCCTAGTATATTAATCATTTCGTTGTAGTGGAATGTAATGAATACTGTATCACTAGCGTTCATTAAACCAAACTGTGTAAGATCAAAGTCCTGACTTGCAGGAGTATACACACCACGCATATTATAAATGCTGGTATCATACTTGCGGTCTCTGTTCTCTAGGAACAGGAAGTCCTGAATGTTCTTTTCACTTTGATTTGTGTAGTTAGGTTTTGTTGCGTCTGCTAGGTCACCTGTCTCTCCACTAGCCGCATTTGGACCCAAATATTTGTGTACATTGATACCCACACCGCCCACAGTAAACATTTCATTTATGTTTTGGTCGAAAAATTTGTAGTCTGCGGTATGCTTACCGTCTTTCCATAAACTTAGTCTGGGCACTATTTTAGTCCTTATTGCTATATTTATGTAATTGACAACTGGGCGGAGTGGTTGTATAATTACTATAACTAATTGTTATAGAGGGATTATTATGGCAACTAAATTAAAAGCACCTAAGATTGTAGATACAAAATGGACACCCGAGCAATTTACAAATATGTCAGAATCTGACCGTAGATTGACAAAAATTAAGGCGTTCAATCAGATAAACTACGATTACAGCGTCAAAGATTTAAAACCTGATGTCGTTAAATGGATGCAGTCCACTGGTAATTATACGTCGGAGCAAATAAAAACGTTTACTGCGGCACCAGATAATTTTGTATCAGCGGCAACTGCACATCTAGCACGAATGTGGAAAAACGGTTGGCTACTTGACGACCACGAAACAGGCTACATGAAGAAAACTATTGCTGAATATATTCGACAGTTTAGCGATGTCAAGGTAAACACTGTAACAGATGAAAAGAAATCTAGTGTGCCTGAACTTACTATTCAGGACAGAATTAAGATTAAGATCAACGAGCATATAGGATACTTTGAGGAGTTACAGGACGAGTTACGTGATAAGACTAAACTGGACCCTAAAGCATTCGCATATTTTAAGAAAGAGAACGTGCCGCAGAATATGCTCAAAGGCATTGCACAACCATTTATTGAACGTTTGGCAGAATGGCAGGAGGCCAAAGCAGGCACAGACGAGGATCTTAAGGAAGGTTACAGTCACTGGCAAGCCAAGGACTTCAAAAAGTACTTTGCATTTGTGGAAGCCATACTTGCAGATATAGACGCCTATGCTAAAACTAAAAAGGCTGTTAAGGTTGCTAGAGTTAAGAAAGCACCTAACAAGCAAAAACAAGTTGCTAAAATGAAATTTGCTAAGGATAACACAACCTATAAAATTGCAAGTGTGGACCCTGTAACTGTTATAGGTGCTACTGAGTTGTATGTGTTTAATGTTAAAACACGTAAATTAGGCAAGTATGTTGCTGACAGTCATATTGGTGTACTGGGTGTTAAAGGTACAACAATAGTTGGATACGATACTAACTTAAGTACTCAAAAGACACTACGTAAGCCCGAGAGACAACTGCCAGACTTTATGGGTAGTAATAAAGTAAACAAGCGCAAGTTCTTACAGGGCATCAAGAGTGTGGAAATTGCACTTAATGGGAGGATCAATTCAGACACAATTCTGTTGCATGTACAATAAATACATGTAACAGGATTTTAAGATGGCCACACTCATAGAAAAAAGACAAGAAATAGAGAACTATATTAACCTTAGACTAGGTGGTCAAATGGTTGATGTAGAACTAGACAAAGAACACTACGACTTAGCAATTAACAATGCTCTTATACGTTTTAGACAACGTGCTGATAACTCACAAGAAGAGAGTTATTCATTTTTAAGTTTAAACAAAGAGCAACAGGAATATATTCTTCCTAGTGAAGTGCAAGAAGTACGTCAAGTGTTTAGGCGTGGCATTGGTAGCGTAACAGGTACCACTGCTAGTCAGTTTGAACCTTTTGCTAGCGGTTACTTAAACACCTATATGCTAGTTGCTGGTAGAGTAGGCGGCTTATTAAACTATGAACTGTTTACACAATATCAAGAACTAGCGATGCGTATGTTTGGTGGCTTTATCAATTATACATTCGACAGAAGTACTAAGAAACTTACTATTGTACGTAAGATTCCACAAGATGGCGAAGATGTTTTATTGTGGACATACAACTATAAGCCTGACGTTACTATGCTTAACGATCACATGATTTTCCCGTGGGTACAAAATTATGCCCTAGCAATGGCAAAACACATGTTAGGCGAAGCAAGAGAAAAGTTTGCACAAATCGCAGGACCACAAGGCGGAACAAGTCTAAACGGTGCTAGTTTAAAAGGCGAAGCAAACGCAGAAATGGAAAAACTTGAGTCAGAAATACAAAACTACTACGCTGGCAATCAGCCAATGTGGTGGGTTCAAGGCTAGACTTCAAAGACATTTTAGTTTATAATAACTAGATGCAAAAGCAAATTATAGGCATCGTAGGACTTATCGGGTCTGGAAAAGACACGATTGCAGATTACTTGGTAAATTTTCATGGTTACAGACGTGACAGTTTTGCTAACACACTTAAAGATGCTGTTAGCACAATATTTGGTTGGGATAGAGATCTTGTTGAAGGACGCACGACAATGGCTCGTCAATGGCGTGAACAAGTTGACGAATGGTGGTCGCAAAGACTAGGTATACCTAACCTTACTCCTCGATATGTTCTACAACAGTGGGGCACTGAAGTTGTTCGTAAAAGTTTTCACGACGACACTTGGATTGCTAGTTTAGAGTATAAACTTAAAAATAGTAACGATAATTCAGTAATCACAGACTGCAGATTCCCAAATGAAATTAAAATGATTAAAGGGATTTCCGGTAAGGTATTTAGAGTGCAACGAGGACAAGACCCTGAATGGTACCAATGCGCTGTTGAAGCAAATAAAGGTGACAAAGAAGCACTAGACTTGATGCAAAATTATTACAAAGTTCATGTCAGCGAATGGGCATGGGCTGGAGCAGACTTTGATGCTACTATTCATAATAATGGTAGTATTGACGAACTTTATGAAGTAATCAGAAGTCTGGCAATACTTCACTAGGACGCCAACCTAGTTTCATATCACTTACTTCAACACCACAGTTTAGACATACACTAACAAGATTACTTTTGTTATTGTTGCCTAAATCTCCATCCACATGCCAGACCATGATTTGTGCTTTGGTCTTCGGTTTGAATCCACACTTTTCGCACTGGCTTTTCTTTTTGTAGCCTGCTTTGTGCCAAGCGGGTATTTTTGCTGGCTCTTTTTTGTTGCGTCTAATACAGGTGTCACACCTTGTACGATAGTAAGTTTTACCATTTTTCTTATAGTTTACAGCCACTTGATTCTTATTACAAGCGGGACATATTCTACGTTGCATATACATATTTAATAGATACCTTTAAAAGGGCAACTAACAAGGACCATTTTAAGTATATTCAATAAATACTACTAATTAACTTATTGAGGATTACTACGATGGCATTAATTTCACCTGGAGTAGAAGTAACAGTTACCGACGAGAGTAACTATGCGCCAAATGCGTTAGGAACCATTCCTTTAATCGTATTGGCAACAGCACAGGACAAATTAAATCCTTCTGGTACTACAGCAACAGCAACTACAGCCGCTAACGCAGGCAAGTTAGTAGCCGCTACAAGTCAGAGGGAATTAACAAGCCTATTTGGTACTCCTACATTCTATAAGACAAGTTCAGGTACACCAATTCATGGTTACGATATCAATGAATATGGACTAATGGCGGCTTATAGTTTATTAGGTGTATCCAATAGAGTTTACATGATTAGAGCAAACGTTAACACAGCAGAGTTAGTTGGAACTACAGTTCGTCCTACTGGTAGCCCATCTAACGGAACTTACTGGTTAGATTTAACAGATAGTTTATGGGGTATTTTTGAATGGAACTCAGCAACACAAACATTCACAAATAAAGTACCTAGAATTATTACTAGCACATCTGACTTAACAGGCGGTGTACCAAAAGCAAGTCTTGGTAATATCGGCGATTATGCTGTGGTAACAACAAACACAAACAACCCAATATACCTTAAGAAGTATACAAATACTTGGGTATTAGTTGGAAGTACAGGTTGGATGACCGCTAGCCCAACAGTTCAGGCTACAGAATCTAGCCCAACAATGACAGCGTCGGATGCTATTATTATTAACGGTTCAACAGTTACATTAACTGGTACAACTGTTGACAGCGTTGTGAGTGATATCACTACAGCGGCAATTACCGGTGTTAGTGCATACAATTCCAACGGTATATTAAACATTTTTGCAGATTCTACTGCAACATCAGATGGTAGTACAGCAGACGGTGCTATTGCTATTAGCAATGGTTCAGGTACACCATTAACTGATTTAGGCATTACAGCAGGAACATACTACAGACCAGCAGTCCAGCATAGTGCTCACACAAGTGTTCCAACTTGGAAGACTAATGATTCAGCACCTAGACCAACTGGTAGTGTTTGGTTCAAAACAACCACTGCTAACGTTGGTGCTAACTTTGATGTTAGTTTATATTCTAGTACAACAGACGCATTTACAGCAGTAAGCGCACCTGTTTACGAAAATGACCAATCAGCAAACAACGGTTTAGATGCAACTGGCGGTGGTAAGAACATTGGTTCAGGCAGTGTATATGT